TGAGTCTTTGCCATCTAGTAATGACCCTGCTCGTGGTGAGTCGGTGTATTTGGTTATTGTTGATGAGTGGGCGTTTTTGCCTAATGCTGAGGAAGCGTGGGCTTCTATTGAGCCTGTAGCGGATGTCGGTGGTCGTGTGATTGGTTTGTCCACTGCTAATGGTTCAGGTAACTTTTATCATCAGTTATGGGTTGGTTCCCAAACGGGAACCAACAAGTTCAAGGGAATCTTTTTTTCTTGGGCTGCTGACGGTGAACGAGATGAAAACTGGTATGAATCCAAAGCAGCCAACATGCACCCTTGGCAGTTGCATCAAGAATATCCGTCATTCCCTGAAGAAGCGTTCATCAAGTCAGGTAACCCAGTGTTTGACATCCAAATGTTGGATGACATGGTTATCGTTGACTCAGATAACGGTTACTATCATTTGTATTCTAGCGGTAATGGTGAGTTTCATTATGCTGAGGATGGTGAGTTGTCTATTTGGGATTTCCCACGCTCCGAGGGTGTTTATGTGATTGGGGCAGATGTCGCTGAAGGACTTAGTTATGGTGACTATAGTTCTGCCCATATTATTGATGCTACTACTGGTATTGTTTGTGCTCATTGGCATGGACGAATTGAGCCTGATTTGTTTGGTGAGATGCTTGCAGAGTTGGGTTGGTGGTATAAGAACGCTTTGTTGGGCGTTGAAAACAACAACCATGGTTTAACCACTTTGAAAGCAGCACAAAAGTACGGTTACAAGAACCTGTATAGGCAGCGTAAGTTGGCTCGGGTGCGTCCTGAGGCTACCGATATTTTGGGTTGGCGCACTACAGCAACCAGTAAGCCGTTGATGATTGACGAACTGAGTGCTTCTTTGCGTGATTCTAGTATTGAGATTTATGACCGTTTAACTATTGCCGAGTTACGCACCTTTGTGCGTAAGGAAAATGGTAAAATGGCTGGTTCGCCACATGATGACAGGGTTATTTCTTTGGCTATTGCTAACCAGATGATAAAATATGTGTGGCTTCCAGAGTACAGACAGGATTTTGCTCCTCCAACCAATAGTCTTTTGTGGTGGGAGCAGCATATGTTTGGTCCTACTGGTCCAGAAAAGACTTTTTTAGGGGCACATAATGTTCGTGATAGGTCGCCAATGACCCGTTAGGGAACAGAAAGTGTATTTATGATGGAATTACTGTGTGATACTTGCCAAAAAATGTTCTTTTCGGAACAGATGCCTCACCGTGGGTCTATTTGCTTTAAATGCCATATTAAAGGGGTTCGTCTTGGTTTTACTTATGGTCAAGAGGATTTTCATGGTCCTACTATTCGTGAGCGTCAGCGTCAAACTGTGGAACAGGCTAAAATTAACGGCTACAACGCAGAACCAGTTACGAACTGGATGTAATGAGTCATGTTTTCATCCGTATGGGTCCCAATCATTGTCGCAATCATCATGGGACCAGTCGTGGTGGTATTACAAAAACTTCGTAAAGAAAATACCGAGCAACACAACGAAGGTAGAATACTTTTACGAATGATTGGTACAAAGGTTGATAAAATGGGTAGCAAACTTGACAACCATATTGGTTGGCATGAAGGTCAAAAGGACTCAGAATAATGGCTAAGAAATCTAGTTCAGACCATCTAAAACATTCCAAGATGCGTCTTGAGGCATCTAAGAAGTGGCGTAAACAGGATGGTTATGATGCGCTTTGGAGGCGCATGAATGACCTATATAGGGGCAAGCATTTTGATGATTACAAGAATGAGGACCAAATGTTGGTCAACATTGCTTTTTCTACTATCAATGTTATTTCTCCTAGTATTTCTGTTAACTATCCTAAGATTACTGTTAATGCTATAAGTTCAGAATTTGCTGCTCAGGCTGTCATCGCTGAAGCAGTTGTGAACTATTGGTGGAAACATAAGGATATTCGTACAGAGTTCCGCCGTGCCGTAAAAGATATGTTGGCTTTCGGTCATGGTTGGATTAAGGTCGGTTACCGTTTTGTTGAGGAGGAAGTGGAAGGTGAGCCAGAAATTTCGGAAGCGAACCCTGATGGCATCGGGCATCCGAACACTATTGTTCGTGAGGACAGTCCGTTTGCTGAGCGTGTTTCTGTTAATGATGTTTTTGTGGACCCAGATGCAACATCCATGAAAGACATCAAGTGGATAGCGCAGCGTATCCGCCGCCCTATCGCTGATGTAAGAAACGATAAGCGTTACGCCAAGGCTGCACGCCTTGATGTTACACCTATGGCTGTAAGCCGTTATGCTGATGACCCTAGTCGCCGTAAGGTGTACGACAAGAATGAGGGTTACGCAGAGATTTGGGAATTTTATGATGTTGCCAGCAACAGCATGAGCGTTTTCTGTGAAGGCTCGGACATGTTCTTGGTTAAGCCAATGAAAATGCCTTACAGTTTTGGTCAACCTTTTGTGATGCTTCGCAACTATGATGTTCCAGACCATTTTTACCCTATTGGTGATTTAGAGTCTATTGAACCGTTGCAACTAGAGTTGAACGAAACCCGTTCGCAAATGATGAATCATCGCAAAAAGTTTAGTCGCAAATATCTGTATCGTGAATCTGCGTTTGACCAGATGGGTCGTACCGCATTAGAATCTGATGAAGATAATGTTATGGTTCCAGTGTCTAGCGATGAGGCATTGGGTGGGGTTGTTACAGCGTTTCCAGCGGTAATCAACCCACCAGAGTTCTATAACCAGTCCAACATGATTATCGGTGACATTGACCGTATTTCTGGTGTGTCAGAGTTTCAGCGTGGTGCGGTATCAGAATTGCGCCGTACTGCCAGTGAAGTAAACTTACTTCAGGATGCTGCTAATGCCCGTACCTCCGATAAGTTGGCTGTTGTTGAACAAGCCATCGCAGAGGTTGGTCGCCGAATGTTACAGTTGGCACAACAATTCATGCAAGGTGAGCAAGTTGCCCGTGTAATTGGCAAAGATGGCGAACCAATGTGGATTAACTATGACCGTGACTATCTACAAGGTGACTTTGATTTTGAAGTAGCGGCAGGTTCTACACAGCCACATAACGAGTCGTTTAAACGACAGATGGCTTTGCAACTGGTTGATGCTATGGCACCGTTCGCTGGCGCAGGTATTATTGACATGGGTAAACTTGCGGCACATGTGCTACAGTTTGGTTTCGGTGTTAAGAACCCTGACGAGTTTCTCGCCCAGCCTCAGCAGGAAGTAGGTGGCACCCCTCCTGTCCCCGCTACTGCTGGGGCTGAGGCACCTATAGGTGCCCCTGCCCCTGCTCCTATGCCTGAGGGTGGTGTTCCACCAGATTTGATGGCAATGCTTCAGCAAGGACAACCTCCGCAGCAGTAGGGAACGCCTAGTGCTTATATAGAGCAACCATCATGGACTCTATAGGAGATGAAAATTTAATGAGTGATGAACTCGTAACACAGGCAACGGAACCCGTATTAGAAAATACTGGGTCAACCGAAACTAGTGTAAACACAGAGGCACCCGATACACCAACATTGTCTGTTGAGGAATATTCTAATTATAGAGTTCCTATCAAGGTTGATGGTGAGGAATTGCAAGTTCCTTTAACGGAGGCTATCGCAGGTTATCAGCGTCAAGCGGATTATACCAGAAAAACACAAGAGTTATCTCAGCAACGGGAACAGTTCCAGTTTGCTAGTGCACTTAGTGAGGCTTTGGAAAATGACCCGAAGGCTACGATTGACCTATTAAGTCAGCATTACGGTATTAGTCGTGCTCAGGCTCAACAGTTGGTTCAGGATGCTGAACCAGAGTATTTGGACCCGACAGAGGCTAGGTATCGTGAACTTGACCAGCGTATAGCATCGTTTGAGGATTACCAGAGTCAGCAGGCTATTGAGCGTGAGATTCAGGGTTTGCAATCCAAGTATTCTGATTTTGATGTCAAGGAAGTTGTATCCACCGCTTTGCGGATGGGTTCCGAGGACCTTGAGGGCGTTTACAAGCAAATTGCTTTTGATAAGATGGTTGCAAAAGCACGGACAGAGCAAGCAGCACAGCAGATTCAACAAAAGGTTGAGGATACTGTGTTGGAAGCGAAGCGTGCGGCATCTGTTGTGTCTGGTGGAGCGTCAGCGACAGCCAGTACAACGAATGAAACTTTTGTTCCTATTACATCTGTAGCGGAGGCTTGGGAAGCGGCTAAGCGTCAAATGGGTGCAAGTTAACAATTCTACTACATTTGAAAAGAGATTATAATGTCTAACCCAAACTTTGATGCGTTGTTGTCAACAACGCTCGCAAACTATCGTGACCAACTCACGGACAACATTTTCACGGCTCGTCCGTTGACCTACTTCCTTCAGGATAAGGGTCGTATTCGTATGCTTAACGGCGGTACGAAGATTGTTGAACCACTCATCTACGGTCAGAACAGCACCGTT